CCTGGACAGTCATTAAGACTTTCTTCGGGCGCCAGCACATTGACACTGACGGTACTGCCGATGCCATCCTTGGTTGGATGACCCCGGCTAATGTCGACAAGATTGTGGCTCGCGAAAGCTAACCACATCTATCTTGAACCCAAACGGGGTTCAGTGTCTTGGGAAGTACTGCTAATCCTCCATCTTAACCTCTAATTGGAGCTTTCGATGAAAAAGGAGCAGTATGGCTTATTGTGTGTGGTAGCGGGTATCCATATGGATATTTGCCGCTACCAACCCACTTTCGCCAAGTGCCTTGAGCTGACTTACAACCAGCTTGAGGTTATTATCGAAAGCCGTGGGTGTAACATCTTTTTCTTAGATCTTCCAGAATTTGGCAAGATCTTTGATAAGGGGTTGTCCGACGGCTACCTCCAACCTGAAGTTTCTTACAGATGGTTGGGTAGGTTATCCTCTGGCCGAGTCCGACTTTGGTCTGACTTGTTCCATGAGGTTTTCGATGATAACGGGGACCTTATCTCCGATGCAGACCCTAATTTGGTGTTCTTTCTCAGACATCTCTTTGCTTTTGCAAAGAAGGTCAAGAAGGAGTGTAGCAATGAAGCTACATCTGCAACGCTTGAGGAGTTTGTTGACATCGAGAATAGGTTTCAACATCATTACGATTTTAATCGTGATGGTGAGTGTCTGGATAGTTTTCCAGACCCCGAAACTGATATCTCTGCAACAGACTTCCTCTCCCCCAAAGGTGGTATCTTCACACCACCAGAAGGGGAGCCTGAACATGCGAGCTTTAGATCTCGCCGCGAGATGCTGCATACTTTTCAAAAAGTGTGTGACAGATTCTCGGCGGATTTGGGCCCGATCAAGTTCGGAGAGATAAGGCCAAGACACGGAACCGGCGCTGTGGCCGACCAGGCTTTTGGAAATGACAAGTATCATTTCCCTACCTGGCCGGACAAGCTATCAAATATTTTCCCAGCTGACCAGTTTGCTTTCGCAAACTGGAATACTGTGGAAGATATTGGACTCGAGAATATCGAGGTCCCAGCCAAGTTAATGGCTGTGCCAAAGACCCTAAAAGGTCCAAGGCTGATAGCTGCTGAACCGGTTTGCAACCAGTATATCCAGCAAGGTCTACTCCGAGAGCTGCGTAAGAAACAGCCCCGGTGGTCAAAGAAGTCTATAAACTTCATTGATCAAAGACCGAGCCAGGAGCTAGCCCGTGAGGGCTCT